ATGACTAGACAGATCCTACATAATAAAATGAATAAACCAATTAAAATAATATTTGGATTAATTATAGTGTTGTTTCTGACAACCTGTGTAGGAGTATTAAAAATTAACTTATGAAAAGTTTATTAGAAAAAATGATAAAACGTAAAAGCTCTACTATTCCTTTTGGCTATGAGCTTTCTCAAGAAGATGCGCAGTATTTAGAACCTGTCGAAGAACAGATCGAAGCTCTTGAAGCTGTAGAAGAAATGGTTGTGAATGAAGAGTTATCTTTGCGTGATGGTTGTTATTGGTTAGAAAGCCATACAGGTAGAAGATTAAGTCCAGCAGGATTAAAAAAAATTATAGATAGAAAATATGGCACAAGACAAGACAGACAAGAGCAACTCGTCAACTTTAGCTCCTAAAAAGAAAAGAGGAAGACCTAAAGGATCTAAGAGTAGTTATACTTACCATAGTAAAACTAAAGCAAAGATAAGTGCTAGACGTTCTGTTAAAGCAAAAGAAAAAAGAATTGCTAAGTTAAAGAGTCAGATAAATTCACAACAGACTTCTTTAAAAAAACAAAAGAAAGTATTAAAGAAACTTGACAATAAAGCAGATAGTCAAGTCGTTACTGATTCTGATTTAGATACTTTACCTCCTACAGTACTAGATCAACTAAAAAATGAAAACGTAGTTTTCCATCCTAACGAGGGACCACAAACAGAATTCTTAGCTGCACCAGAACGAGATGTTCTTTATGGCGGTGCTGCAGGTGGTGGTAAATCATATGCTATGTTAGTAGATCCTTTGAGATTTGCGCATAAGAAAGAGCATAGAGCTTTAATTCTTAGGAGATCTATGCCTGAGCTAAGAGAATTGATTGACAAGTCTCGTGAGTTATATCCTAAAGCTTTTCCAGGATGTAAGTTTCGTGAAGTTGAAAAGCTATGGAACTTTCCAAGCGGTGCTAAAATAGAATTTGGATTCCTTGAGAGAGATGCAGATGTATATCGTTATCAAGGACAAGCATATTCTTGGATAGGTTTTGATGAAATAACACATCTTCCTACAGAATTTGCTTGGAATTATCTAGCATCACGTTTAAGAACAACAGACTCAAGTATAGAAACTTATTTAAGATGCACAGCTAACCCAGGTGGAGTAGGTGCGCACTGGGTTAAAAAAAGATATATAAATCCACAAGATCCTAACAAATCTTTTATAGGTCATGATGGGCTTTCAAGGAAGTTTATACCAGCAAGATTAGACGATAATCCTTATCTTGCTGAAGATGGTAGGTATGAAGAAATGCTTAAAGCACTTCCTCCGATACAACGTAGACAGCTTTTAGAAGGTAATTGGGATGTAGCTGAAGGTGCTGCTTTCGTTGAGTTTGATCCTAGTGTACATGTTATAGAACCTTTTCATCTTCCTCTTATATGGGAAAGAGTAAAAGGAATAGACTATGGATATGCTTCAGAGAGTTGTTGTCTATGGGGAGCAGTAGATAGAGCAGACGGAACTTTAATCATCTATAGAGAATTATATAGAAAAGGCTTGACAGGACTTGATTTAGGTCGTATAATAACAGAATTAGAAGTAGAAGATCCGTTCTCTGTTCAAGGAGTATTAGATACGGCAGCTTGGGCAAGAACAGGCACAACTGGACCTACTGTTGGTGAGACACTACAACAGTTAGGTCATAAGCTTAGAAGAGCAGATAAAAATAGAATACAGGGGAAAATCCAGATTCACGAATACTTACGAGTTCAGAATAGTGGGAGTCGTCCTAAACTACAAATATTTAACACTTGTCCTAACCTGATTCGAGAACTACAAAGTATTCCACTATCTAAAACAAAACCTGAAGACGTAGACACGAATGCATCTGATCATGCATACGATGCTCTACGCTATCTCATTATGAGTAGACCACGAGTATCCAACCCACTTGATAGAATAAGACAATTAAAACAAGAAGGAATTTATAAACCTGTAGATTCCGATTTTGGATATTAATAAAATTAAGGAGTAAGAAATGGCAGAATTAGAACCTATTGTAGTAACTGCTACAAGACTTAAATCAAGAAAAGAAATAAGAAAAGAAAAACGACTGGCGATGAAAGAATTTCGTCAATACAAAAAAATTGCAGATGCTGAAAAGAAACTAGAAACAATAGAGCAAAAAAGAAACTCTTATCGTCATGGTGGTGTAGCTAAAGCTAATTAAAAATGGCAACAGAAGAAAATAATAAGAATACCTTTCTAGAAAATGCAGATAATATCTTTGAAGATGTTGAAGGCGAACAAGGTAAGAAGCTAAAGTTAGCAGACGATCAGAAGTTAAACCTAGCAGGTGTAATACAGAATCGTTTTGCTATAGCAGAAAGTGCGCGGATACCAAACGAACAGCGTTGGTTGACTGCGTATAGAAATTATAGAGGTCTTTATGATAAAGGTCTTAAATTCAGAGAATCTGAAAAGTCTAAGATATTCGTAAAGATTACTAAAACAAAAGTATTAGCAGCTTTTGGTCAACTTGTTGATGTTGTATTTGGTACAGGAAATTTTCCTATAGGTGTTACGGAAACCAAAGTACCTGAAGGTATCTCTGAATATGCACATTTAGATACACAGAATCCCGCACCAGGAATTGAAACTACTCCTCCTGATCTTACTGAAGAAGAACCAGAGACAGAAGAAGAAGTAGAGAATCCTTATGATGTTGGTTTTATAGGAGATGGAAAACAACTTAGAACTGGCGCAACATTTATTAATGGAAAATTTATAGAAGAAGAAGCTTCAGAGCTTCTACAACCAGGTCTTTCTCCAATTCCAGAAATACCTGAAATAAAACCAGCTCAAAAATCTGCTAGACGTATGGAGAAGTTAATCCACGATCAGATTGATGAGTCTAAAGGATCATCTGAGATTAGAAACGCACTTCTTGAGGCAGCTTTACTAGGCACAGGAATAGTCAAAGGACCTTTTAATTTTAACAAGACTTTGAATCGTTGGGATGAGGCAGAAGATGGTGAAAGAACCTACGCTCCTATAGATGTTAGAGTACCAAGAATAGAATTTGTTAGTGTTTGGGATTTCTTTCCTGATCCCGCAGCAACCAATATAGAAGAATGCGAATACGTATTCCACAGACATAAGCTAAATAAAAGCCAACTTAGAGCTTTACGTAAAATGCCTTACTTCGATACTGATGCAATTCGTGATTGTCTAATGATGGGTGCAAACTATGAAACTAAATATTATGATGATCAGTTAAACGAAGATGATAATGATATAGAAGGTAATACTGATAAATTTGAAGTATTAGAATATTGGGGAATAATGGATGCTGAGTATCTACGACAAGTTGAAGTAGATGTTCCAGCTAACGTAGATGATTTAGATGAAGTCCAAGTTAATGCTTGGGTATGTAATGGAAAACTTCTTCGTGTTGTTATAAATCCTTTTACTCCACATAGAATACCTTATCACTCTTTTCCATACGAAAGAAACCCATATAGTTTCTTTGGTATTGGTGTAGCTGAGAACATGGATGATTCTCAGAAAGTTATGAATGGTCATGCAAGAATGGCAATTGATAATCTAGCTTTAGCAGGATCATTAGTTTTTGATGTAGATGAATCTGCTCTTGTAGGCGGGCAGTCGATGGAAATATACCCAGGTAAGATATTCCGCAGACAAGCAGGAATGCCAGGGCAAGCAGTACATGGTTTGAAATTTCCAAATACTGCACCTGAAAACATGATGATGTTTGATCGTTTTAGACAATTAGCAGACGAACAAACAGGTATTCCTTCATACTCGCATGGACAAACAGGTGTGCAAAGTATGACAAGAACAGCATCAGGTATGTCGATGTTACTCGGTGCTGCCAACTTAAACATTAAAACTGTTGTAAAGAATTTAGATGATTTCTTGCTTAAACCTTTAGGTGAAGCATACTTCCAATGGAATATGCAATTCATGGAAGCTAAGTTAAGAATCGAGGGAGATTTAGAAATTAATGCGATGGGAACGAATAGCCTAATGCAGAAAGAAGTAAGAAGTCAAAGATTGACTATGTTCTTACAAACTGTACAAAATCCAGCTATTGCTCCGTTTGTTAAGATTTCTAAGTTAATTAGTGAACTCGCCTATAGTTTGGATCTTGATCCCGAAGAGATACTCAACGATCCAGAGGAAGCAGCTATTATGGCACAAATTATAGGAATGCAAAATGCTGAACAAGGAACTGGCGCGGAAGCTCAAGCCACTGGTGAACAACCGCCTACAATGGGAGGCCCTCAAGGAGCACCTCAACAACCTCAAGATATTGGAGCTACAGGCACTGGTGGTGGTAACATCGGAACAGGAGATGTTCCGTTGCCAGGGGAAGATCAATTCTCTGGTACGCCTAGAGCAGCTCAAGGAACAGGTTGAAGAAGCCTTAAATAGAAGAGAAGAATAATATGATAAGAGAAGCAGTTAATCAGGTTATACAGCAAATGAAACAAAAGACAGTTCAACCTGATGTGGAAATACCAGGTCGTGTAGGAAGTATTTCTCGTGACTTATCTAAAGGTAAGGTATCAGCAGATTCTCTACCAATAGAGCCTCCACAAGAACAAGAACCTATAAAATATAGTAAAAGACCTATGCAAGAGGGAGGAGAAGTATTGAGCGCAGAGGAACAGATAGAGATTGATCAACAAATGGGTTCTTTAATGCCAAAAGAAGAAGAAGAGCCTACACATATAATGCCTGACGGAACTGTAATGCCAGGCGCAACACACGAAGAATATATGGAAGAAACACAACTTCCAGACGAAGAAATGGAAGATAATTATCTAGGTTTTATAATTGATGAAGCATTAGATGAAGGAGAAGAACAGTACCTTTTGGACAGACTTAATGAGGATGATGAACTAAGTATCATCTTTGATAAGGTTGTCCAAACGGCATCTGAATTCTCAGGTTCTGGTCCTATCGAAGGTCCAGGATCAGCCGTTTCCGATTCGATACCCGCAAGGTTATCGGATGGAGAGTTTGTCATGACAGCAAAAGCAGCTAATCAGATAGGTCCAGAGGCTCTACAAGAGTTAATGGAACTAGCTGAACAAGAGGCAGATGGTGAAAGACAAACAGCAAGTACTGGTGGGTTAGCTCAAACGGAAGGAACAGCAATTGTTGCTGGTGCTTCTGAGGACGAACGTGGATTAGCTATCAAAAATAGAGAAGCTATGAGACTACTAGATCCTAGACTGAGTTTATTCGCTGGTTAAATTAACGTAGAGCGACCTGTTTTAGTCAAACAGCACTCTACACATTCTAAAAAGTAAATACCTTTTGATGCTACCTTGCTCAAGCAAGCCCTTATATAGAAGACGTTCTTTGAATAAGTTACCTTGGAGAAGACAAGCCCAAAGGAAGGAGAGTAAAAATGACTGAAAATGAAAATGTTGCTTCTGAAGAAGCACAAGAAAGTAAACCAGTACCTAATCCGTATAACGCAAAAAAAGCGTGGCATACGGACGATGTTATGCCAAAAGAAGGTTTGACTGCTGAGAGTTTATTTGTTGCCCCTCGACCTGAACCACAGGAACAAGGCGACCAACAAGAAGAACAACCAGATACAAAGAAGGCTAAACCTTATAAAAAAGTTGAGCATAACTGGAAAAAAAGATACGATGACGTGAAAAGACTTAGAGACGATGAACTCAATAAGTGGAGAAGACGTGAACAAGAACTCATTCAAGAAGCAACTGCTAATCGACCTGAGTATAAAGTTCCTAAAACTCCTGAGGAAGTTGAAAAGTTTAAAGAGCAATATCCAGATGTTTTTGATATAGTTGAAACTGTTTCACACTTGCAGAGCGAAGCTAAAGTCGAAGAATTAAATTCTAAGATTTCAGCTTTAGAATCAAGAGAATCAGAAATTCTACATAGGGAAGCTGAAAAGGAACTCCTTACTAGGCATCCTGATTTCGAAGACATTCGAGATAGCGATGATTTTCACGATTGGGCAGCTTCTCAACCAGAAGATATCCAAGCATGGGTTTACAATAATCCTAATAATGTTCGTTTAGCAAGTCGAGCAATTGATTTGTTTAAAAACGATACAGGATTAGGGGCATCTCAGAAAGAGCAGACTCGTAAGAAGTCTAAGAAGTCCAGCTCAAAGGCTGCGGACATGGTTTCTACTAAGACTACAACAGTAGATCCTACAGCAGAACCTAAAATTTGGACTCAAGAGGAGATTGCCGCACTACCTATGGATGAGTTTGATCGTCTCGAATCAGAGATTGATAAAGCTCTTGAAGAAGGTAGAGTGCGTAATTAAAAGTATAACTATTAACATTTAAAGGTGACTTAAAATGGCTTATAATCAATCTGATGCTCTATTCGAGCAATCGACTGATACTGATGGTAACTTTGGCAACTCCGTAACTGGACAAACTAATGCATTCTTTATGCCTAAGGTTTATTCAAAGAAGGTACTTAACTTTTTTAGAAAAGCCTCAGTAGCAGAAGCAATCACTAATACTGATTATTCTGGTGATATATCCGCTTACGGAGATACTGTGCGTATCGTCAAAGAACCTACGATTACTGTTTATCAGTATGAAAGAGGTGCTGACGTTACTCAGACCAAGCTTACTGACATGGAAGAAACCCTTACTGTTGATGTAGCAAACGCTTTCAAATTCAAAGTAGATGACATTGAGAGATCTATGTCTCACGTAAACTGGAAAGAGGTCGCATCCTCTTCTGCAGCTTACGCTCTAAAAGATGCTTTTGATGAAGGTGTTATTGCCGAATTGTTTAGTGGTGTCTCAACTTCTTCACCTGACCACGTGTTAGGTGCTGATGCTTCAGCCGCTACTCAAACAATGGGGCAACATCAAGGCGGCTCTAATTCTATCGACCTTACTGGTTCTGATGGTACTGGTGCTGATCCTCTTGATGTAATGGCATTTATGGCTAGACTATTAGACGAACAAAACATCCCTGAAGAAGGTAGATGGTTTGTCGCTCCGCCTTCATGGTATGAGCAACTGTCTCAGTCTGGTTCAAAATTAATGTCAGTTGACTACAACGCAGGTCAAGGTTCTCTTAGAAATGGCTTAGTATCAAGTGGAAAGTTACGTGGTTTTGATATGTACAAATCTAACAATATTGCTGCTGCTTCAACAGCTAGTGGTAAATGTTTAGCTGGACATATTTCAGCCTGCGCTACTGCCCAAGCTATCACACAAACTGAAGTGATCCGTGATCCCGACAGTTTTGGTGACATCGTTAGAGGTCTTCACGTCTATGGCGCTGATGTACTTCGTAGCGAAGCTTTGGTATCAGCTTTCTATGCGATTGACTAATCGTTAATTCGAGCAATAAAACGGTGTGAGGGAAGGAAATTCTATAATATTCTCCTTCCCCATACTTAAAAAAAAAGGAAATAAAATGAGTAAAAAAGTAACAGGAACAGTTGTAAAAGCTGTATCAGGCGGAACCTCTTCTGCAAGTGCAAGTAAAACTAAAACAGCAGCGAGTCCTACAACGGCAAAAGGTAAAAAAGTAATAGGTGGTCCTTTTGGATTATTTAGATTAAGTTTTAAAGATGGTGGATCAGTACAAAAACCTAATTAAAAGGAAAAAAACAAATGCCACAAGTAGGAACAGATTCAAGACCTGTCATCTTAAAGAATAAGAAGAGAGGCAATCGAAAACTTGGTATATCAGCTAAGTTTTATAATAAAAAAGACAAACAACTATATTCCGAAGGTTGGGATAGAATTTTCGGCAATAAGAAAGATTTTAGTAGGAAAAAAATATAATGGCAACGACCTATTTACAATTATCAAACGAATTATTAAGAGAATCAAATGAAGTAGTATTAACCTCTAGTAATTTTTCAAGTGCTGTAGGAATACAAGCACATGTTAAAGACTGTATAAATAGAGCTTATAATGATATTGTAAGTGCAGAGCCTCGTTGGACATTCTTATCAACAGGAGAAAGCGGATCAACAGATCCGTTTTATGGTAATGTCTATGTGGAAACTGTTGCAGGAACTCGTTGGTACGAGCTAAAAGCTGCTTCTAGTGCAGTAACTACAGACTACGGAGCAATTAATTGGGATGATTTTTACTTAACAACTATAGGTGTTAGTGGAGCATCTGCTCCTTATGATAGTAAAAACCTTACTTTCAGATCACTTGAAGATTGGAAAGACTTCCGTAGAGAAGCGGAGAACGTAGATGATGCTGATTCACAAACATGGGGAAAGCCTAATGTTGTATTCAGAAGTACAGATGGAAGAAAGTTTGGAGTAAGTCCAATACCAGATAAAGTTTATAGAGTGTGGTTTTTTGCGTGGGATTTACCTACAGCTTTAAGCGCACATGGAGATGCAATAGTATTTCCAGATATGTATGTTCCTGTATTAATAGCAAGAGCTAGATATTATATGCATCAATTTAAAGATAATCCACAAGCTTCGGCTTTTGCATTAGATGACTATAATAAAGGATTAAGAAAAATGAGATCTAATCTTTTAGATCCTGTACCTAGCTATATGCACGATGATAGAGTAAGGTCAGTTTAATGGCTCAATCACAACCATTTGCATTAGCTTGTCAAGGTGGCTTAAATAAAGTTTCAAGTCAGCTAGAGCTACTGCGTGTTCCAGGAGAAGCTTTAAAACTACAAAACTTTGAAGTTTCTACAACAGGTGGTTATAGAAGGATTAGTGGATATACTCAATTCGGAGACGGAACAAGACCGAATAGTTCAAACGCTATATTAGGACTTAATGTATATGCAGACGGAGTAATAGCTTGCTCAGGAACAAATATATACTTTAGCCAAGACGGAGATAGTTGGCTACAATTAAATAAAGCAAGTGTTTCAGGTAGCGGAGATAACTACAGTACTTTTGGAGGTCGTAGTGCAGCAGCAAGAACTTCACAAGGTCAAGCAGATTTTACAGTTTACGAAGGTGATACTGATTATGGTGAATTAATCATAACTGATAGAGGTTCTGCTACTAAACCTTTCTATTTTAAGATGACTGGTACTGGGGATTTAGATACTAGAACATTTTTTGCTAAAGAAATTACAGTAAGCGGAACACATTATCCCAAATATTGTGTAATACATGATAAGCATTTAGTTGTAGGAGGAGCAGAGACAGCACCTAACACTATATTTTATAGTGGAACAAGTGACATAGATGATTTTACAACGACAGGTTCAGGAAGTATTGTATTAGACGATCAAGTAGTTGGCTTAAAGTCTTTTCGAGATGACTTAATAATATTTTGTAGAAACAGTATCTACAGATTAGTAAATATAAATGATGATCAAACAATTGCAGTAGAGCCTCTTACTAAGAATATCGGTTGTTTAGATGGTGCAAGTATTCAAGAAGTAGGTGGACAATTACTCTTCTTAGCACCAGACGGAATAAGAACAGTAGCAGGAACGGCAAGAATTGGTGATATAGAACTTGGTTCATTAAGTAGAAAGATAGTACCAATCTTTACTGATATAGCGGCTGATATAGGAAATTTAAAAATAAACAGCGCAGTTATCAGAAAAAAATCTCAATATAGATTATTTTATGGTAATGTTGGTACAGATACATCAGCCTCTTATGGCGTTGTAGGAACATTAAGAGTAGATCCAAATGGCGGAAGTAGGTTTGAGTGGGCAGAATTAGTAGGAATGCAGGCTAGTCAAGCTTTTACATCTGGATTTAACTATGATAATATAGAAAGAGTATATCATGGAGACTATGCAGGATATGTATATAACCACGATACAGGAGATTCTTTTAATCCAGCAGGAGTAGAAACTGCTGTAGATGCAGAATATGAGACACCTGATTCAGATTTTGGAGACTTAGGAACACTAAAGACTTTAAAATATGTAAAAATATCAGTAACTCCCGAAGGCTCAGTACAACCATATTTAAGAGTTAGGTATGATTATGAAGATACATCTGTACCACAACCTGATGCTTATTTATTAGACACTATACCTAGTCCTGCTATATTTGGAGAAGGACTATTAGGCACTAGTGTTTTTGGAGCAGGAGATTCACCTATGGTGAGACAAGCAATTCAAGGAAGTGGAAACACAGCAAAATTTAGATTATACAGTAACGATACAAAAGGACCATACACCATTAATGGTCTATATATAGATTATCAACCATCAGGCAGGAGATAAAATGGCATACACATATACAAGACAAAGTTCATTCACAGATGGCGATACTATTACAGCAGCTATCTTTAATGATGAATATAACCAATTAGTAAATGCTTTTGCATATACTACTGTAGCAGGAACTACAGGACATAGGCATGATGGATCTACAGCACAAGGCGGTAGTATTCATACTATTGGTGATTTAGACTTTTTAAATAAGATTGTTGCAGATAGCACAAATAATCGTTGGGGAGTATTTGTAGAAGTTGGCGGAGCAGCAGTAGAACAAATAAGAATACAAGACGGAGCTATTGTTCCAGTAACAGATAACGATATAGACTTAGGAACAAGTGTATTAGAATTTAAAAATGCTTACTTTGATGGTACAGTAACATCAGATGCCTTTGCAGGCCCACTAACAGGAGACGTTACTGGTACAGCAGACTTAGCAACTAGTATAACAGTTAGTGCAAATAATAGCACAGATGAAACTACATATCCTTTATTCGTTGACGGAGCTACTGGAACGCAAGGTGCTGAATCTGATACAGGATTTACTTATAATCCTTCTAGTGGTTTATTAACCATTGGAGGAGAGTTAGATGCAGCTTCTTTAGATATTTCAGGTAGTGCAGATATTGATGGTACAATGGAAGCAGATGCTTATACTGTAGATGGAACTGCACTAAACGAATATATTGCAGATACTGTGGGTGCTATGGTATCTTCAAATACAGAGACAAATATTACTGTTACTTATGAAGATGGAGATAACACTTTAGACTTTGTAATTGGTACATTAAACCAAGATACTACAGGAACTGCTGATAATATAACTGTTAGTGCCAATAATTCTACAGACGAAACTGTATATCCAATATTCGTAGACGGAGCGACAGGTTCTCAAGGTGCTGAAAGTGATACAGGATTAACTTATAATCCTAGTTCTGGTAATTTGACAATAGGTGGTGCGCTTACTTCTGCTACTTTAGATATAAGCGGTAACGCAGATATAGACGGAACACTTGAAGCTGATGCTTATACTGTAGATGGAACTACACTATCTGAATATATTGCTGATACTGTTGGAGCTATGGTAACAAGTAATACAGAGACAAACATTACTGTTACGTACCAAGATGCAGATAATACATTAGATTTCGTTGCATTAGGAACAATAACAGCATTAAATAATGCTACAGAAAACGAACTAGTTACTATAGGAAGCACTACTACTGAACTAGATGCTGAGTCAGGATTAACTTATGACGGCAGTACTTTAGTAGTAACAGGAGATATAGATCTTTCAGGCGATATAGATGTTGACGGCACAATGGAAGCTGATGCTATTACATTAGGCGGTGTAACATTAGCCGAAACGATAGCAGATACAGTCGGTGCGATGGTATCAAGTAATACCGAGACAAATATTACAGTTACATACGAAGACGGAGACAATACGCTAGACTTTGTAATTGGTACACTTAACCAAGACACTACAGGAACAGCAGACTTATTCACAGCTTCTGCTAATAACAGCGCTGACGAAACAGTATACCCTGTGTTTGTTGACGGAGCTACAGGTAGTCAAGGAGCAGAAACTGATACAGGCTTGACATATAATCCTTCAACAGGTGTCATAACTGCAACTCAATTTACAGGAGCAGTAGTAGGTAACGTAACTGGTAATGCTAGTGGAACGGCAGCTACTGTAACAGGAGCAGCTCAATCCGCAATAACTTCATTAGGTACATTAACAACACTTACTGTTGATAATGTTATAATAAACAGCACAACCATAGGACATACAAGTGATACAGATCTTATTACACTTGCAGATGGTGTAGTTACTGTAGCTGGTGAATTAGATGCTACAACATTAGACATTAGTGGAGATGCTGACATTGATGGAACTTTAGAAGCTGATGCAATCACGATAGACGGTGTAACACTTTCAGAAACTATAGCTGACACAGTAGGAGCGATGGTTACATCTAATACTGAAACAGATATTACAGTAACATACGATGATGCAGATAATACACTCGATTTCGTTGTAGGAAATATATCAGGAACAGCAGGATTAGCAACAAGTATAACAGCTTCAGCAAACAATTCAACAGATGAAACTGTATACCCAACTTTTGTAGATGGCGCAACAGGAACACAAGGAATAGAAACAGATACTGGATTAACATATAATCCAAGTACAGGTGTAATAACAGCTACACAGTTTACAGGAGCAGTAGTAGGTAATGTTACAGGAAATGCATCAGGTACAGCAGCAACTGTAACAGGAGGAACACAAGCTTCTATTACATCAGCAGCTAATTTAGTTACTGTAGGAACAATAGGAACAGGTGTATGGCAAGGTACAGCGATAGCAGGTGGATATATAGCTAATGATGCTATTGACTCACAACATTATACAGACGGAAGTATAGATAATGCACATATTGCTGATGATGCTATAGATAGTGAACATTATGCAGATGGTAGTATTGATAATGCTCATTTAGCTGACGATGCTGTAGATACAGATGAAATAGCAGACAACGCAGTAACACTAGCTAAGATGGCTGGACTTGCTCGTGGTAAAGTTATATATGGAGATTCAAGTGGAAATCCAGCAGCTTTAGCTTTAGGAACAAGTGGATATGTATTAAAATCAGACGGAACAGACATAGCTTGGGCAGCAGATGCAGGACTAAGTACAGAAGAAGTACAAGATATTGCAGGTGGAATGTTTACAAGTAATACCGAATCAGGTATTACTGTTACATATCAGGATGGAGACGGAACAGTCGATTTCACAGTTGGTACACTTAACCAAGATACAACTGGTACTGCCGATAACATTACAATTACCGCTAATGATAGTACAGACGAGACTGTATACCCTATCTTTGTAGACGGAGCAACAGGTTCGCAAGGTGCTGAGTCAGACACAGGATTAACTTATAATCCTAGTACAGGAGTATTAACAACTACTTCTGTTACAGGTAATTTAACAGGTAATGTAACGGGAAATGCTTCTGGAACTGCAGCAACAGTTACAAGTGCAACACAAGCAGCTATTACAACATTAGCTAATCTCACTACATCAGGTGCATTAAACGCTGGTTCAATTACTTCTGGATTTGGTACTATTGATACAGGCTCATCAGCAATTACAACAACAGGATTAATTAGTGGTGGTTCATTAGATATTGATGATGTTCTAATTAATGGAACAACAATAGGACACACAGACGATACAGACTTAATAACTTTAGCAGACGGAATAGCTACAGTAGCTGG